GGGTTGTTCGCAAGCCCAATTTGGTATCTCAGCACCTTCTCGACCAGTTCTTTTGCGGTGTTCAAAAAGTCGGCAAGGAGGAAGTCGAGATGACTCCCGTCAATGCCGAGGTAGTTTTTCAGTTCTTCAATTGTTGGCATCGCCTTGCTCTCCTTTTTGTTTTTTTAGGTGCTGTACCTCTCGTTGGTGAGAATTACGAAAACCGTGCCGGGGATGTCCGCCGTGCTGGCGTTGGCTACCTTGAGGTAGACCCGGTCGAAGTTGTCGTGTGCCGTGTAGTCGGCGTCTACTACGATTTTCTCGGTAGCCTTGCCGCCGATGGTTATCTCCCTCTCCGCCAGTACCTTTTCGTTGTCGCCTTCTTCGTCCGTGGCGATTACTTGGGCGTTGACTTTTACCGCCGTTCCTTCTCCGCTTGCGATGACGAAGTGTGCCGCTTGGAAGTTATCCAAGCCCACTTTTTCCGTTTCGATTTCGGCGTTGAAAATGTCCGCCGCCGGGGTGATTAGCACCCTTACTTCCGAGTTCTTGATTATGCTCATTGTTTGTGTTCTCCTTTTATTTTTTAGGGTTTGCCCTTACGGGCGAAGGGGGTTTTTCCGCCCCCTTCTTGTCGGTTGTTTAGCGTTTGGCAAGCGCCACGAACGGCGAGATGTTCGCCGCCCCTTTGTAGGGCTGGAGCGACTTGTTCCAAAGCGGTTGTCCGTCAAAGCGGAATATAAAGCGGAAGACATTCTCGTCATAAAGGAAGCGGACATGGATGCTTGATGCCGTGTCGATTCCCTTTCCGCCTTTGTCGATGCCTAGGTATTCGGCAAGGTCGCAAAGGATGATGTCGCCCGTTTCGCCCAGTTCCGAGCATTGCTCCAGCGGTATAACCGGGAGTCCGAGTAGCGTGCCGTAGGGCTTTGCAGAGAGTCCGCCAGCCGGGACATAAACCGGGGTGTCGCCGATTTTTAGCGTGTAAAGGCTCGGCTCGATTTCGGGGTTGATAAACCAAACGGCTTTGGTCTTGCTCTTAGACGGAAGGCGTGCATACATCTTCGTGATGTTGTCGACCACGATTTTGTCGGTCTGCCCGGTTTCCTTCTCGACCTTTACCAATGCTCCGCTCTTTAGCAAGCCCAGCGGTTGACCCGCCCCGGTGCCTGCGAGGATTGCATCGTCCAGCTTGAACCCAAACTCTTCGGCAAAGGCTTGCTGGATTACCGTTTCAAGCGCCGAGGCGTCTTGCATCAGTTCATCCGTCACATAGCATAAGCCCGTGAGCTTCTTGAGGCTCATTTCGATTTGACGGAACTTGGGCTTGCTTGCCGTTATCTCCGCCGCCTCGCCTTCCCAGTAGGTTTGGATTCCGCCGTAACGGCTGCCGTTCTTGCGGCTGTCCTCGTCTATGGCGTTTATCTTGAGTCCGTTGGCGTTGGTGCTGATTGAGATTTTACGGATTCGGCTGGCGAGGATGCCCGTTTCGTAGGCTCTCTTTAGGAGTTCGCCCACGAAGTCCTTTTGCACAAGGAATCCGCCGTCCGAGGGATTGCTTTGGTTTAGACCGCTTGCTTGCCGGGTCGTCAGTCGGTTGTCGACTTTTCCGCCGGGCTGGCTTGCGCGGTAGACCGCCATCATTTGGTCGCCGAGGCTTCTAAACTTCGGCTCGGTGTCTTTGCCCACGCCTTCCTTGGGTCTTTTGGGGTTTCTTTTGCTCCTTCGGCTGTTTTCTTCCTCGTCCTCGTCTTCCCCGTCGTCTTCGTCCTCATCCTCTTCGTCTTCGGGGTCGTTGCGTTTCTTGTTGGTTTCGCCCGGCTCGGACTCATCGCCGTCAGGCTTGAAGACTTCGAGGCGGATGATTTGCGTATCCCAGCCCCTCATCTCTTTTTCGAGGCGGGTTACATCCTTGTCCTCGTCTTCGGTCAGCGTGCGGTTTTCTTTCTCCGCTCTCTCCATGATTGCGACCGCTTTGAGTCTGCAATCTTCGCGCCTTGCTTTGAGTTCTCTTAGTTTCTTTTTCATGATTCCTCTTCTCCTTTTAGAAGTTCAAATTTTCTTTTTCTTTGCTGTAAAAAAGCGACTGTGTCTTGGTCGCTCTCTTGCTTGGGTTGCTCTTTTTGCGGTTTTGTCTTGTAGACCTCTTCCGCCGACCGAATGTCGCACTCGGTTTGGCTGTACGCCGGGAAGGTTACGGGGCTGACATCGAAGAGTTTTACCTTGAGTAGTTCCCTTATGTCCACGCCTTCGCTCTCTTGCCAAATGTCTTCCAGCACGATAAAGCCGAAGGACATTTGCGTTATGTCGCCACGGCGGATGCTGACCAGCAAATCCTTCGCCCATTGCGTGTCGGGCGGTGTTATCTTAACCAGCAGTCCTTTTTGGTCTTCGGCAAGTTCCAGCGTTCCCGCCTTGTTCCTTCCCAGCACGAAGTTGGGGTCGTGGTTGAATAATGCCCTTATGTCGTCATGCACGATGCTGTCTACGAACGCCCCCGGCAGTACCTTCTCTCTGAAGGGGAAGATTCCGCCCAGTTCTTCGCTCCATGAGTCGAAGACGCTGGCGTAGCCTATGATTTGCGGTTCTTTGCTCTCGCCGTCCGCCGCTGTGTCTATGCGTAGTTCTTTAAGCGTTACGCTCCGCCTCTCCATGTTTTTATCCATCTTTGACTCCTTCTACTGATTTGATGGGGGTCATGTTGCCGTTGACTAGGTAGTCATCGCCCCCTTTTTCGGCTGGTATCTTGTTCATGTCTTCCAGCGCCCTTATTTCGTTGGCACTCATCCAGCCGTTCTGCCGTGCCGTGGCGTAGCCGCTCATTCGGCTGTTGAAGTCGCCCCTCAGCAGTCCGTCCACATTGAACCTTGCGAAGTAGATGTCCTTCTCTCCGCTGCCGAGGCACGCTCTTCTTATGGCTTGCTCCCACCGAACCAGCCACGGCCGTATTGTGTGAACCACGAAGTCGATGCTTTGGTGTTCAATGTTGCTGAATGTGCTTCGGCTTAGGTCGCAGACCATGTGTGGCGGTACTCTAAAAATGCGGCAGATTTCAGTTAGCTGGAATTGCCGTGTTTCTAGGAACTGGCTGTCTTCGGGGCTTATGCCGATTGAGTGGTATTTCAGCCCTTCTTCCAGCACCGCTACCCTATGGCTGTTCCTTGCGCCTTGGTAGACCTTGTTCCACGATTCCCTCAGCTTTTCCGGGTCTTTGACCACGCCGGGATGTTCGAGGACTCCGCCCGGTCTTGCTCCGTTGCCGAAAAATCTTGCGCCGAATTCTTCCGTGGCGAGTGCCAGCCCCATCGCCTCTCTTGCGTAGGTTATAGGGCTTACGCCCACCACGCCGTCAAATGAAAAGGCAGGTATGTGTAGTACCTGCCTTGCCGTGTAGGTTTTGGTATTGCAGTCGTCCGTGTATTTGTAGACGATTTGGTCTTGGGCGTTCCGCTCTACCTTCATGCTCTTAGCTTGCAAGGGGTAGAGTTCGCTTACTTGTCCGCTGCGGTTTCGCTTGATTAGTGCGTAGGCGTTGCCCCACAGCAGAAGGTTCGTCATCATCATTTCTCGGAAGGTGAACGAGGTCATTTCGTTGTTGGGGCTGTCGTGCAGTACGGCGTAGAGCGGGTGTTGTTTTGCCCGGCTGGTGTCGCCGCTGGTTTCTTCCTTCATTAGGTTCAGCGGTAGGCTTGCCACGGTTTCGCTGATTACCTTTACGCAAGCGTAGACGGTCGAAACCTTGAGGGCGGTGTCTTCATCGACATTTACGCCGCTGTTCGAGGCGGATGCCGAATCGAGGTCTACCCCTTTGATGAAGTCGTCCAGTTTGGAACTGCGTTCTTCTTTAGGGTGGTCGCGGCTTTTGCGCCAGTTGAATAATCCCATGCTTTGCTCCTTTTATCATAAAATTAAAATCCCCCGCTCGTTGTAGATGCTGTCGCCGGGTCTTGCTCCCACCGCACGGCTGAGTGCCATAACGAGGGCGACCGCTCCGTCTATTTTCTCGGTGGACTTTTCTTTGTCCATCTTGATATTGCCAGCCGGGTCGGTTCGCACGAAGACATTGTCGACCATCCAGCGAAGGACTTCGTTTCCGCCGTGGGCGAGTTTCTGCTCCAGCGTGAGCTTCATCAGTTCTTTGGTCGGCGGACTCATGTCACGGAATCCTTGCCCGAAGGCTATGACCGTGAACCCCATTTCTTCTAGGTCTTGCACGAGGTGGGTCGCTCCCCAGCGGTCGAAGACGATTTCTCTGATGTTGTACTGCGTGCCGAGGTTTTCGATGAATTTCTCGATTGCGCCGTAGTGGACGACATTGCCTTCGGTGGTCATTATTAGCCCTTTGTGTTTCCATGTGTCGTATGGTACATGGTCACGCCGAACCCTCAGCCCCAGCGTTTCTTCGGGTAACCAAAAAAACGGCAGGACTTCGTATTTGCCGTCTTCATCTTCCGGGGGGAAGACCAGCACGAATGCGGTTATGTCCGTGGTGCTTGAGAGGTCGAGTCCGCCGTAGCACGCTCTTCCCTTCAGCCGCTCGGCGCTTACCGCAAAGCTGCACGCATCCCACTTGTCCATCGGCATCCACCGAGTGCTTTGCTTTACCCATTGATTGAGGCGAAGTTGTCGGAAGAGGTTCTCTTCCGCCGGGTTGTCTTTTGCCGAGTTGTATGCCGTCCTCAGTTTTTCTATGTCGACCGTTACGCCAAGGCTGGGGTTGGCTTTCTTCCAAACCTCTTCGCACGCCCAGTCGTCCTCGTCCTTCGTGCCGTAGATTACCGGGTAGAAGGAAGGGTCGTTCTTTCTTCCGCTGAGTAGGTCTTCCGCCTTTTGGTGGACTTCCCAGCAGATGCTGTTCCTGTCCGTGCCAGCGGTCGTGATTAAAAAGTACAGCGGTTGCTTTCTCGCATCGCCCGAACCGTGTAGCATGACATCGTATAATGCCCGGCTCGGCTGGGCGTGCAGTTCGTCAAAAATTACGCCGTGGACATTGAGTCCGTGTTTTGTGTAGCTTTCGGCACTCAGCACTTGATAAAAACTATTGAGCGGTTTGTAGATGATTCTCTTTTGGCTTGCCATTATCTTGCACCGCTTTTTGAGTGCCGGGCATTGGTCTATCATGCCGACCGCCACATCGAAGACGATTGAGGCTTGCTGGCGGTCGCTGGCACAGCCGTAGACTTCCGCTCCGTGTTCGCCATCTCCGCATGTGAGGTATAATGCCACCGCCGCCGCCAGTTCGCTCTTGCCTTGTTTCTTGGGTATCTCGACATAGGCGGTGTTGTACTGGCGGTAGCCGTTGGGTTTCAGCGTGCCGAATAAATCCCGCACGATTTGCTCTTGCCACGGGAGCAGGTCGAAGTTCTTGCCGAACCATGTTCCTTTTGTGTGTTTTAAGGAACTAATAAAGGCGATAGCCCTCTCAGCCATCGCCTTTCCTTTTTGGTGTATTTCATTCACGAATGCTCCCCTTTGCTTTGCTATGTTATTTTTATTTCGTCCACCCCCAGCAAGGCTGCCAGCCCTTCGCCGTTATCCCAGCGGATGTGAACGCCCCCGGCATCGTCCACGAATTGCACCGTGCCTTTGTCGCCCGGCTTTAGTTTCGTGTAGGGGTCGTCCTTCATGCTTACGAGTTCCACCCTTGTCCCTTGCGTGTAGGTTTCCCTCGCTTGTTTCACTTCTTCTCTGCTTGCTTGGTTCATTGTCCGCCTTCCTTTCCCTTTCGGAGTCTGATGTTTAGGTTGTCATCTTCTTGTAGTGATTTGACTAGGTTCAGCACCAGTTCTTGTCCTTTCATCCCGGCTAGTGCTAATCGGTACGGTGTGACCATCATGTTGTCGCAAGTTAGGCAGCACCGTCCTTCCCGGACCGGGGTTGCGTTGGCTGTCCTTCGGATGTCGGGCATCGCATCTCCGCAGATTACGCACTTGTCTTTTTCCATTATTCCACCGCCTTTGTGCCGAAGGTTTTGCCAGTCTTCTTACAGCACGGCTTTGTTTCGTTGCCGTCTAGGTGCTTGCAGAAGTCTTGGCACTTCTTCGGTATAGGACTCGGCTTGCTGTTTGCCTTCAGCTTTTCTGCGTGTTCCTTCTCGGCTTTCTTTTGCTCAGGGGTCAGCGAGTTCCAGTAGTCTTCCCACAGTTCATCGCAGATTTCTTTTTCCTTGGTGTCCAGTTCGTAGTGCTTGCAGTTACGCATTTTGCACCCCCTTCGGTATCCTTGCGGTGTAGCGTGCGTAGTCGTAGCCTTCGTTTACCACCAGTATGACCCATTCCCTTTTGGGGCTGGTTACCGCTATGCAGTAATAAGTGCCGTCCTCGTATCGCATGAGGTCTTTGTTGTCTTTTACGATGTCGCTGTCTTCGAGCAGTCGGCTGGCGAACTTGTCGTATCCCTTCGCCGTCAGTTCTACGGTCTTGACGATTTCGTATCGGCTCGGCTTGTCGCCCTTGAGCATTCCCATCAGCTTCGCTTGGTTCTCCGCCGTCATGCCGAGGCTGTCAAGGGCTGCCTTCCACTCTTCGTCCGTTCTATCCCTTATGTCGCTTAGGTCGACCGCCTTCTTGTAAAAGTGGGCTTTGCCGATTGTGTTTTGGTGTACCCAGCCGTAGGCTGCCATTCCGTCCGTGGTGCTTACGCCGTGGACTAGGCACATGCCTTCGGTTTCGCTTTGCAGTACCCACGCATCGTTTAAGTGTCCTACGGCCTCGAAGACTTCGTGGCTTTGTGCGTGCTTAAACTTCATTCCCTTGGTTATCTTCATTCTTTGTTACCCCCTAGTGGTTTGCTGTCGCTTAGTGCGTAGGTTATAAGGTTGATTGCGTGGATTTCGACTTCGTGGTAGTTGGCTTGTTCGCCTTCCGTGAATTGCAGTCTTAGTGCGTTTATCTCGGCTTTGCGTTTCCGCTCGTAGATGATTTCGGGCGCTTTGGTTATGTCCGCCAGTATCTCCGCCTTCAGTTCGTCTATGGTTGCGGTCAAGCGGTCGATGTCGGTTTGGTTGTTGCTTCGGCTTATGTAGCCTTCCGTGTAATTTGCCAGTGATTCAAAAATGTTCTTTTCCATTTGTCCTCTCCTTATAATTCCGAGTAGAGCGAGTGTCCGAAGGTTTCTCGGCACTCTCCGCACAGCAAGTCCTCGTGTGTTCCTTCGGCTATGTTTCCGCAGTATTTGCACGAGTGCTTGCCCCTTGGTATCTTTTTGCATGTTGTCCAGTTGGCATCGGGTTCGTTCGCTTGCATCATCGCAAGGACTTGTTCATCGGTTTTATCGTTGTAGGGGTATTTCACGATGCCGATTTGCGTTTCGCTTGTCAGTATAAATTTAGCCATTGTCTTTTTCTCCTTCTTCGTCTTCGTCTTCTTCGACCTCGTCTTCCTCAGCTTCTTGCCACTCGATGCTCCGCTCGGTGATGTTGCCGTAGGTGTAGCCGTTGTCGTTCTTGAGGTAGACCGGGGTGTCCTCATCGTAGTCTTCGAGGAATCGTATCAGTTCCCCGGCGGTTATTGTTTTTCCGCATTGGTCGGGGGCGTACCCGTTCCGCTTTCCTTCTATGAAGATTGTGTTTTTGTCTAGTTTCATGTTTGTTTTCTCCTTCGCTTGGGTCGTATTCGCCCTAGCAACCACACAATGCCGCAAAAGAAGACTTAAGTCCAGAGAAAGCGTGCTGAATTTCAAACTTTTTTCAAGTTTTTTTATGAAGTCGAAAAGGGCTGTTTCCAGCCCCTTTCTAGCCTTGGGTTTTAGCCCTTCAGCACGCCGCTTGCCTTGACTTCATCTTTTGAAATCAATGCCCCAAGCACCAGCACTTTTATGTACTCGGCTTTTTGGTCGGCTGGGATTTCGTCTTCCATCAGGTAGTCTTTTTGGATGCGGTGGTCGTTCTTCATGAAGAATGTTCCCGCCATCCAGCCTTCGGTCGACATTTGCGTAGTCGTGTGCGGATAGCCGTTGTTCTCAATGGCTACTATCGCATCTTGGTCTTCCTTCGCAAGTTGTTCCCTTAGTTCCTTGACTGTCAGTCCTTTCATTTTGCTCTCTCCTTTTTTCGTTACTCAGGGCGTTTCCGCCGTGGCAAGACAACGATGCCGCAAATAAAAAGTTAAGTCCAGAGAAAGCGTGGGGCGTTTTTGACTTTTATTGACTTTATTATTCCGCTATGAATTTGGTGTTGGTCAGCGGTTTTTTCGTGCCGTCACGCTCTAGGGTTATGCCCTCGCTGCCAAACATCCGGGCGTAGCGTTTTACGATGACATCGCAGTAGTTCTCCGCCAGTTCCATGTTGTAGGAAGTGCGGTTCATCTGCTCCGCCGCCATCAGCGTACTTCCGCTCCCGGCGAAGGCGTCGTAGACGAGTTCCTTTTCCCGGCTGCTGTTCCTTATGAGCCTCGCCATCAGCGTGATAGGCTTCATTGTCGGATGCTCGGCGTTGCGGAACGGTTTGCTTTCGTGGATGACATCGCTTGGGTAGGTTTCGGTTATCTTTTCGAGTATCCTCAGCAGTTCTTCCTTCTTCTTTTTCGACCAGTCCGCCTTGTCCTCGAAGAGGCTGGCTTGCGTGCGGTCGTGTATGAAGTAGTGCGGTTTTCCGCTTGCCTCACGCCAGCCGTAGAGTATCGGCTCGAACTGCCATTGGTAGTCGCTCCGCCCCAGCGTGAAGTGGTCTTTCGCCCATATCAGCGTTTGGCTTATTTTGTAGCCAGCCGCCTTCATCGCCTTGATGAAGTTCACGCTTTCCTTGGTGCTGTGAAAAATGTAGACGACTCCGCCGCCTTTGGTCACGCTGTAGGTCGCTTTATAAAACGAGAGCAGGAAGGAGAAAAAGCCTTCGTCCGTCATGTTGTCGTTTAGGATCGGGCGTTCCGCTCTATCTTGCCCCTTGTACTCGAATCGGTCTTGCTCGGTCGAACTGTAGTCGATATTGTATGGCGGGTCGGTCAAAACCAAATCCGCCGCCTTATCGCCAAAAAGCCTCTTTACATCGCTTTCGGCGGTCGAATCGCCGCACAGCAGTCTATGTCTGCCCAAGTGCCAAAGGTCGCCCTGTTGCGTGAACGGCTTGTCTACGCTGGCGAGTTCTTTCTCGGTGTCGAAGTTGTCTTCTTTTACATCGTAGACCGTTCCGCTGAAGAGTTGGTCGAGTTCCTTTATGTCGAACCCGGTCAGCGCCGTGTCGTATCCGCTGAGATTGAGTTCTTTGAGTAGGTCGGTCAGTTTGCTGTCATCCCACGCACCGCTTATCTTGTTGAGCGCTATGTTGAGTGCCTTCTCTTTCTGCTCGTCTATGTCCACGGTTACGCAGTCCACTTCCTTGATGCCGAGGTGTTTCATTACGCCCAGCCGTTGGTGTCCGCCCACTACGGTCATGTTCCGTGTGTTGACGATTATCGGCTCGACATAGCCAAACTCTTCAATGCTCCGCTTGAGCTTCTCGAATTCCGGGTCGCCGGGCTTTAGTTCCTTCCTTGGGTTGTAGGCGGCTGGCTTTAAGTCGTCCGTCTTGAATTTCTTTATTTGCATGTTCCTCTCCTTTTACATTTCGTAGCCGTCACTTGTGAAGTTGCGTATCGGCATTTTGAGTTCTTCGGCTCGGCGGATTTCGTTTTCCATGCCCTTGCTTATCTTGAGACCGAAGACCCACAGTTCCTTGGCTTGGGTCAGCGATTCTAGGGCAAGCCGCAAGCCTTCCGCTCTTTCGGCTTTGATGGTGTCGTCTAAAATTGCGGGTAGTATAAGTGCGGTGCTATCGGCACGAATCCTTGGTCGTAGGCGAGGCGGCAGTACAGCCTCGCTTTTACCGTGTTGCTCTGAGTGTTTCCGCTGTAGGGTGAGCAGATGTAGACCCGCTCTTTTGGTGTTGCGGTCATGGTTTCTCCTTTGGCGGTTCGTGCGGTATGCCTACGAAGTCCATTACTCTCCGCAAGCCCAGTCCGCCGTCCTCGCAATCTCTTAGGCAGTATTCGTATTGTTTGGGGTGTGTCGCCGCCATTCTTTGAATGCGGTTCGGCTCTTTTTCGAGATGGCATCCGAAGAGGCAGAACATGCATCCCGTCCGCTCCGCCCCGGTTGTTTTGTATCCCTTCTTCGCCTTGACCACTTCGCCGTAGACTTTGGCTATCGGTATTTGGTAGTAGTCGATGTAGCGAAGGATGTCATCTTCCGTCCAAAAACTGAGCGGGGCTGACCGTGCCTTTCTTCCGTTGAATAAATTGCACCCGGTCTTCAGCCACGCATCCGTTCTTCTTCGGCTCTCGATTGCCAGCGTGCCGACATAAGGTTTCCGTCCGCTTTCCTTTCCGTACTTGCGGAGCGGAGCTTCTTTCATTATGTAGCAGCACCCATCGCCCATCTCGAAGGGGGCGTCCAGTAAAAACCGCCAGCGCTTATAAAGCGAATCACGGAATTTGAAGTGCGTGCCGTCACGCTTTGTGCCAGTCATCCGTTCTATTGCCCAGAGTGCGTTTCGCTTGTGTCCTGCGATTGTCTTGGCGACATCCTTGCTTATAACCGGGTATCCGTATTTTTCTATCACGGCGCGGAAGTTCATGCTGGGTCGCAGTTCGACTAGGTTCTCGGTGTTCCTTGCGTGTTCTACGACTTCGGGGTATTCCAGCCCCGTGTTCACGAAGACCGCCGGGACTTCGGGGAAGAGCTGCCGAACCATGTGCAGTAGCACCGTGCTGTCCTTTCCGCCGCTGAACGAAACGAAGACCTTCCCCTCGTTGCGTGCGTACCATTCCAGTATCTTGGCTTGGGTCTTCCCCACTTTTACTTCCCACGGTAGGGCTTGCAAGTATTTTAAGTCGTCACGAGTGAACGCCATTGCTTTGCCCCCTTATTTGATTTTTTCCCACGGGAACTCTTCACGGCCGAAGTGTCCGTAGCACGCTGTGTGCATGTAAATCGGTTTGTTTAGTCCGAGTTCTTGGATTATGTTTGCCGGGCGGAAGTCGAAGTTCTTCTTGAGGTAAGCCTCTATCTTGTCCAGCGGTTTGTGGTTCGTTCCGAAGGTGTCGATGGCTAGGCTTATCGGCTCGGCTAGGCCTATGCCGTAGGCGACTTGTATTTCGCATTTGTCGGCGTAGCCTTTTGCTACGATGTTCTTTGCGGCGTAGCGTGCGTAGTACGCTCCGCTCCTATCGACCTTGGTGGCGTTCTTGCTTGAAAAACATCCGCCGCCCACTCTTCCGATTCCGCCGTAGGTGTCGACTACTATCTTCCTTCCCACGCATCCGCTGTCGCCGTAGCTTCCCCAAACGGTAAACCGTCCGCTGGGGTTGACGATGATGTCCGCTCCGCTTTGAATTAGTTGCTGGAAGTCTTCCAGCACCGGGGCGATTACTTCTTCGGCGATTATCTTTTGGATTGTTTCCGTGGTTAGGTGTTCGGCGTGGCTTACCGAAACCAGCACCGTCTTGAGTGCTAAGGGCTTGTCGTCCTTGTACTCAATGCTGACTTGGCTCTTGGCATCGGCGAAAAAGTCTGTCCGTGTTCTTCGGAAGTATTCGTATCTTTGCATGAGGCGGTGTGCCAGCATTATCGGCAATGGCATGAGTTCCGCCGTTTCGTTGCATGCGTAGCCGTAGACCATGCCTTGGTCGTTGGCTCGGAGTTCCTCTTGCACCACGGCTTGGTTGATGTCGGGGCTTTGCTTGCTTATTTGCTGGATAAAGCGGAAGGGCTTTGTGTATCCGATTTGCCCCAGTATTTCGTTCGCTATGCCGAGGTAGTCTATCTCGGCCGTGGTGGTCGCCTCGCCGTATATCATGAGTAGGTCGTCTTTTATGGCGCACTCGACCGCCATCATTGCTTTGGGGTCTTGTGCGAGTGCGGCATCGAGGAACGCATCGGCTATGGTGTCGCATGTCTTGTCGGGGTGTCCGATGTTCACGCTCTCGCTTGTCAGTATCTTTCTCATTGTGGTTCTCCCTTTTTGAATAAGTTTTTGAAAATGGCTTCCATCACCGCCACTACGATTCCGTTCCCCGCTTGCTTGTACATTTGCGAGTTTGAAAGCCCGGCTCTTTTGACCTTGGTGATTTGTTCGTCCGCCCAGCCCATCAGCCGCCAGCACTCGGTCGGCGTGAGCTTCCGTATCGTGCAGTTCTCCAGTATGAGGTTGTCTTTTTGTACGGTGGTTATGGTGTTGGTTACGCCGTCCGTCCGCTCTTCCGCTTGCTGGACTAGGTTCTTGTGTCCGTCTTCGGGCGGTCTGCCACGGAAGGCTACGACCTTCAGTCCGTTGCGTTCTCCGCGCAAGGTAGGCGCTGTGTCTTCGTAGGCTCTCATTTCTCGCTGGGCGTAGAGGTCGTCTACGATGATTTTCTTCTCGGTGTTTCCGCCTGAGCATGTCGCCAGCGTTGGTGCTATGCCTTCGGGGTCGTAGACCCTTTTGTGCATGTCGATAACCTTGCCCCACTTGCCTTCTTCGATTTGTCCTACGACCACGCACTTCGGCTCTTTGTAATCCCGCCCCAGTAACGCTCCGCAGATTTTGGCGTCGGGCGGGTAGACCGATTTTCTTCGGTTTGTGAATTTACTGGCAAGCATTGACCGCATCGTTGACTCTTTGAGGAAGAACCGCTTGTCGACCTCTTCTTCCAAAATGTCTTTGAGCCTTCGTGTCAGTTCTCTCGGCTGGGGGAAGGCGTAGTGTTCGTGGTCGCCGAGTATGCTCACGGCGAAGACCCTTTCACGGTTTTGCGGTACGCCGTAGTGTTTGGCGTTCAGCACCTTTGAGTATGTTTGGTATCCCAGTCCGCTTAAAAAGGCGACCCACTTGTCGTAGTTCGCCTTGTGTCTTTTTCCTATTAAATTTTTGACATTCTCCAGCAGTAGGTACTTCGGCAGCGTGCCTTTTTCCTTGGCTCTTATCAGCAATCGCTCCACTTCCCAAAGCAGTCCGCTCCGTGTTTCGCTCTCTTTGTCTAAGCCTTTTTGATGCCCGGCTACGCTGATGTCTTGGCAAGGGAACGAGTATGTCCAAAGGTCTGCCGGGGGCAGTTCTTCGACTTGCCGTATGTCGCCGAGGTTCAGTACGCCGGGGTCGTGCAAGGCTCGGTATGCAAGGTCGGCGAACCTGTCGTTGTCGCTGACCGCAATTACCCTATGCTCTACGCCGATGTTTTTGAGGGCTTGCGTTTGGCTGCCGAGTCCGCTGAATAATTCGATTACTCTCAGCATTTATTTACCCCCCAGCAGTTTTTCCATGATGTCATCGTTGGGGTTTTGGTTATCCCACTCTTTGAGCTTCGTTTCTCTGACGACCGTGTAAATCTTCGCCCACGCATCGTTGGCTTGCTTGAGGTATGTAGCCGCCAATTGAACGAAGGGCGATGGCACGGGCTTGCCGTTCTCTTTGACGATTAAGCCGATGTTGCTGTTTTGCTCTTCGCACTCGTGCCAGCGGCTCTTGCAATGTGCGTACTCTTCGAGGTGGCACGGCAGTATCCCTTTTAGGCATCCGATTTTGGCAAGCCAGTCGTAGACGAAGGTGTATAATTCCTTGCCCTTGGCACTCAGCCACTTCGCCGGGGTTGCGGGCAGTTCTTCCGCATCCATGAAGTCCACTATTTCGATTTTCCTTTTGCCGGGGTTGCCTTCCAGCACCTTCTCCGTTGCACTTTTTTTGGGGCGTCCTGCCCCCGCTCTGTATCCACCGCTTGGCATGTTATTCTCTCCTTTTTGATTGTTTGATTTTTGATTTCGTTGCGAAATCAGTTTTGATTTGCAAGGCTGTTTTGGAACGAAAAAAGCACGGTTTTCGCCGTGCCTTAGTCCTTTTTCCGATTATTTTAGGTTTGATTTTTGATTATGCGAATTTCTGCGCGTGCCTGCCTGCCCGGTCGCCTCTTTTGAGGCTGTAGAGGTTTAGACCCCCCTACGGTTGCGTTCCTTTAGCGACTTTCGGCTGTGGCACGAGTGGCAAAGGCTTTGCAGATTATCCATGTCCAGCCTCTCTCCGCCGTCTTTTATCTCTTTGATGTGGTCGACCATTGTCGCCTTCACTAGCGTTCCGCCTTTTCGGCAGTCCTCGCAGAAGGGGTCTTTCCCCAGCTTCTGCCGTCTTAGGGTTTCCCACGGTTGGGAGTTATAAAAGCGTTTGAGTTCTT